CAAAGCTACACCCTTGATACCGGGCAAACAAAACAGACAGTAACAAGAGTCGATCTTCCATCCTTAATCGTACAAAGCGATAGGTTAATAGGCAGAATCCGACAATTAGAAATATATCTCGGGGAAGGGAAACCAAACGTAATTCAAACGAGGCCAGATTGGTGATAGATTTAAAATCAAAATATATCGAAAAAGCACAAACCCTCATAAAATTAAATAAAAATGATAAAGCACAATTATTGTTAGACGCTGCCTCCAGGATTGACACTCAAAAACCAATTACTTTTGAAAGTAAAACAAATACTCAAAAAGACCCATACTCCTATTATGTAACCGATCTTCTATCAACTATTTGGAACGGCGAAAAGTTCCCCGGCGGATTTGGCTTGACAAAAGACTATGAGTATGTAGATTACTACACCCTCCGTAAACGGTCTGTTCAACTATTCGAAGAAAACCCATATGCCCGCGGAATGATTCGCCGACTATTAAGAAATGAAATACACAAAGGCCTGAATCTTGAATCCAACACTATAACAGAAATTACACGACTATCGGACGAAGAAGCAATAACATGGGATGAAAACTCCGAGCTTAATTTTAATCTTTGGAGCGATAATAAGCAGATATGCGATTGGAGAAAACAAAAAACATTCGGAGAGCTTCAGCATGATTGCCGCCAAACCGCTCTTATCTCTGGCGACTGTCTTGTCATTAATCATGTCAATCAAAAAACAAATCTCCCATCTATTGAACTGGTAGACGGTTCAAACGTAAAAACACCACTCGGAAAAAAACCAAGAAAAGGAAATAGAATCATCCACGGGGTAGAACTTGACCAATATGATAGACACATCGCCTATTGGGTACAAGTCAAAACTTCAATAGGCTATGAGTCAAAGCGTGTTCCCTGCTATGGAGAAAAAAGCAAACGCAAAATAGCATGGCTTGTATACGGAACCGACAAACGCCTCGATGATGTTAGGGGTGAACCCATACTTGCATTAGTCCTATACATGCTAAAAGAACTTGATAGATACCGCGACTCCGAACAAAGAGCAGCGGTTCTTAATTCAATAATTCCACTTTTTATAAAAAAAACAGAATTAGGCCCAGGGAGTCACCCTATAAACTCAGGCGGTATAAGACGCGGAAACGTAACAACCGAAGATTTTGACGGGTCAGACAAAACATATAATATATCAACTATGCTTCCGGGAACTATTCCCGACGAACTCAACAAAGGCGAAGAGCCGGTAAGTTTCAACACCCAACGGCCAAACGTAAATTTTAAAGTATTTGAAGAGGCAATAATAAACGTTTTTGCGTGGTCATGCGAAGTTCCACCCGAAATAGCCCGTCTTTTATTTCAATCCAATTTTTCAGCCTCCAGGCAAGCAAACAACGAGTTCAACGTTTACCTTTCTTATATCGCATGGAAGTTCGGAAATGATTTTTGTCAACCAATTTACGAAGAATTTTTAACCGCCTCAATTCTCATGAATCAAATCAATACCCCCGGTTTTCTTAACGCCTATTGGTCCGGAGATTGGCGCATAATAAGAGCTTGGCTTAATGCCGAATGGACCGGAATATCCAGACCATCCGTCGACTTGCTCAAAGATGTAAATGCCGCTGATAAAGCCCTCCAACTCCGTATAACAACCTTTGACCAACAATCAAGAAAGATATCCGGAATGTCATTTCGAACAGTTATTAAAAAACTTGCCAGAGAGAAAAAACTCTTGGAACAAATTGGACTTACATCCAGTGTTGATGAAAATAACAACGGCGAACCAATAACGACGCAAAAAACTATAAAATCACTTATGGAAAAAATATCTCAATTAAATGATAAAATAGAGGAATTAGAAGGGTAATGTGTATGGACGGCAAAGAATACAAAGAAGTAAAAGGTCTAATCGACGAAGCATTAAAACCAGTCGGATTGTCTCTATCTGAAATAAAAGCAACCATTTCCATTCTCCCAGCGTTAAACGAAAGATTGTCAGGATATAAAAAACTCGAAGGGCAGGTCGTAAATCATCAGTTTTTACTTTGCGGAGTAGACGGAAAACCGGGAGCAATTGACGATATAAAAACCTTAAAAAATAAAGATAAAAAAAATCTAAGTTTATTTTTTAAAATTGTCGCTCTCATAGGCACCACTCTCGGGATACTTGCGACCGGAAAAACATTCTTTTTTTAAGGAGAAAAACGTGTCAAACAAAACTAATAAAATAATTATAGTCATAATGTCCTCGGCTTGTATACTTACAATTATCTATCTTTTATTTTTCAGAATAGAAAAACCAAACATACCAGTAGAGTTAATCCCGGTATATAAAAATGAAAGATTATGTGAAATTATAGATTCCAATAAACAAGTAATCAAATATTTTACAGGTGATATCGATTATATCGAAAAAGAAACATACATCGAAATAATCAAAAAAAACGGCGATTGTAACGAATCCGTTTTTATATTACCAAACGGAATAATAAGATTTTTTAATATTGAGGAGAAAAACGATGAGAAAAATACTTGGACTGAAAAATAAATATAAATCACAAACGAAAAGCGCACAAGTAGAATTGTTCAAAGATTATTTTAAAAACGGCAAAATGATCGAATGCGGACCCGTATCCGCTGCCATGGGTTTTGATATTTCCGGTTGGCCTATGGATGTTTTTACTCCAGGTGTACAACCAGGAGATAGTATATTAATGATGGTTCACAATCCTGATAATCTTAAAAAAATAAAAGAACGAAGAAATATTAACTATGACAGTTTCCCGCCAAACGAAGTACCACAAGTCTATGATATAGTAGGCGAGTTATTATACGGAAAATATAAAGCCTGCAAGTTTGAATGGGGCTTAAGTTTTGAAATTATCAAAAAAAATATAAATAAAAATATCTGTATGATGATTTCAGGACCCTTCCCGGCAGGCGGTCATTACGTCTTAGTAGTCGGATATGATGAAGAAAGAAACCTTATAATTTTTAACGATCCATACCCTCCACAGTGGCCTGATAAAAACGGTTATAACCGGGAAATGGATTTAGACTTTCTATCAAAAATGGGTAATTATCGAATTGATTTTTACTCGAAAAGGAGTATTTAAAATGGTAAAACAAAAATCAATCTGGGTAGTTTGGCTTATTATTTTATCAGTATTTTTACTTTTCCCCCTTCAGCTTATAGTTAAGTTTGAAATTCCATTTGACGGTGCTATTTGGGCTTTGTTTTTTATTGTGGGCGGTTATATGGGATTCGATCAATTCGCAACAATCATCAGCTCAAAAAAAATGCCGGAGGGATATAAATATACAGGAAGTTACAAAAAACTTTTATTTATTACAATCTCTCTCTGGATCCTTTTATTTGAAGCTTTATTTTTTCAAAGTTTCTTAAAAGAAATAAAACTCCCCTTGGATCAGCTTTTTATTGCCGTTGGTCTAATCTCCGGTATTTTTGCAGGCGGAAACAAATTAAACAACGCCGCCGAACAACAAACAGCCGGAGATAAATAAAATGACACTAATAATAATTTTAATTGCTTTATTTATTCTTTCCCTATTGGTGAATTACTTTCTATTAAAATCTACAAAAAAGAAAAACGGCATAATAGAAAGACAGAATGAAGCAATAGAAAAGGCATCGCAAAACATGAAACATCTTGTTGATTATAATGATGTAGTTCAAAATATATCAAAAAATCATCAAGAAGTTTACACTAAAATCAAAGAGGCAAAAACAGATGAAGAAGTTAATGATATTATTCACAATCTTATTACTATTAACAACAGTCACGTGCACGACGACTAAAGAAAAAGAGTTCATCACCTATAAATATATTCTCCCTCCATTCCCACAAAGAGATACCATCATTCTACCAGCTAACTTGGAAATAGCCGATTATGCAGAAATGATTAATTATTATGAACATCTTGTGCAAGAATGGGAAGAATGGGGTGAAAGTGTACAAAAAATACTTGACACAAAATAAATATATGTTACAATTAAAATAATTTATACTCGGAGGTAAATAATGAGTATTAGATCGCAATTATGGAAAAACCGTCAAACATTACGTGAGATGGATATGCATTATAATCAAGTATGGCATGTAGCGTCAGCCGTTACAACAACCGGAACCGGGAAATCTTGGGAATCACCCTTCAAGACGATAGCCGAGGCAATAGCGGCAGCGTCAGACGGTGATATCATTCTCATGATCGGAACATTCACCGAAGCTCTAACATCTGCAAAACAACTATCTTTCGTTAACGCAGGGTTAACCGTTAATGACTGTATATGGATGGAATCAGCCGCCGGCGACACTCTCTTGACACTCACCGGAAAAAAATGTCTTTTTGACGGTATTAGATTTAGAATTCCAACAACCGAAGGAATTGGAATTGATATGACAAACTCCGATTACACGGTAATTAAAAACTGTCACTTTCAGGGAAGGTCAGGATCGTATTATGGCATCTATAATTCTGGTGGTTCACAATTAAAAATCCTAAATAATGTTTTTCAATATCTCAACACAGCAACATACGGGGCAGCGATCTTGGGACATGACTATGCAACGGTTTGCCCGTCTGGATGGATCATGAAAGGTAATTTATTCCACTCAAATCTTAAACACGTTCAACTCGTTATGCGGCAGAGCCTAATTGAAGGAAACACCTTCCAGGAAAAAGGGCTTGATGCTGATAACGTATCCTCATTAACAGCAACTCACAAACTCGACTTACTTACAGGATCCGCATTAGGACAACTCAACACCGTAACGAAAAACATTATGCAGGGCGACTATAGCATAACAGGCGGTTACAAACCAGCCGTAAATGATAATTGGTTCGGCAACATCTCCGACGACACAGCCGAAGCCGAAGTAAATGCAGATGGAACAACCTTGGCGGTACCGGCGGCATAATGAAAACAATTATAATCGAAGGTGTTATCGGATGGGAAGTTTTAGCATCCGACATAAGAACACAATTGAACGAAGCCAGCGGAGAGGATCTTGATATCCAAGTATCCTCTTCCGGAGGGTCTGTATTTGAAGGAAATACAATTTACGATTTGATCTTAAAATACAAAAGAGATTTTCCAGGTGCTAAAATAAATATTACTTCTTATGGAATATCAGCCTCCCAAGCATCTATAATAGCGTTAGCCGGTGATACTCACATAGTTCATCAAAACACGGCTTATATTATTCATAACGCATGGAGTTATTCCGCTGGAAATCATCACAGTATGAGAAAAACCGCTAATTTTCTTGAACAAATTTCAAATATGATGGCCCGTGTTTATAACGTAAAAACAAAAAAGAAAGTCACTGAAATTAAGACTCTCATGGATGAAGAAACATATTATTACGGTCAAGAAATAATTGACGCTGGTTTTGCAGATTCTCTAGTTGAAAAATCAAATGATAAAAAAACTAACAAGGAAGAAGCGCTCGCCCTTGCTCAACTTTCAATCGAAGAAACCCAACAGAAAATGAAATCTGAAAAGTTCGATTTTCAAGCCGATTTTTCAAAAGCCGTCGCACTTATAGCAGACGATAAAGAAATTAAAATCCCCGCATCTGCGGGCAATAATAATAATACGGAGGTAGTTATGAATCTTGAACAACTCAAGAAAGATTATCCCGAACTGTATGCCCAGGTAATTCAGATCGGGAAAGATGAAGAGTTTGACCGGGTAAGTGCCCATATAACAATGGGAGAGTCTGCAAACTCTCTTGATATTGCCGTCAAACACATCAAAGCAAAAACCGGATTTAGTCAGGCCGTATCAGCCGAATATATGTCAGCCGGGATGAAAAATCAATCCTTGCAAAATCGCAAATCCGACAATGTAACCACTGGCGGACAAGCTAACACTAACGATGACGAAGCTGATACACAAGCCCTAACTCAAAACATCCTTAAAAAAAGGGGGGTAAAAAATGTCAAATAATATAGTAACCAACTTTTATCCGGGAGATGGCGTAAGGCAAGTTGATGAATCCGAACAAGGACTATTAACATCGGCCGATGCTGATACGGTTGCCCGCCTAACTATCCTAGGCAGAATCACAGCAACCGGATATTATGGATTTTATTCTTCCGGTGACAGTCCCTCGGGCGTCGGTACTCCTGTAGCCGTCTCACTTTCCGAAGTCGTAGCTGATGGAGCCGGTGACGATCCGGTCGGGGTCCTGCTCAAGGGAAAAGTCAGAGAAGAAGATCTCATAATAGATGGAAACGAAGCCGGTGTCGGAATTACCGAAGCCATAAAAGATTCGCTTCGAACATATGGTATAATCGTTGAATCGTCAACAGATTGTAACGCCTTAGATAATCAGTCATAGGGAGGACCGAATGGCAGCAGATAAAAGAACAGCTTACTTACAAGCTTATATTCAATTGGTATTATTCATGCCATTTCTTTCAACATTTTTCCGTACAAATCCGCGGGATATTGTCAACGCCGAGTCGATGAAAATTGATATAAAACGAGGGTCAAGAAAAATGGCCCCTGTAATATCCAATATCACCCAGCGTGGCGGCAAAATCGAAAAAAGCCAATACACACAAAAAGAGTTCACACCTCCAGTTGTGGCATTAGGCGGGGATTTTGCTCCAGGCGATCTGATAGAAAAGGTATTTGGCACCGACGAATATACGTCAGCCGGTCAAGAATATATGGTAACGCTCATAAACTCCATAATGGACACGATGCAAGAAATCGAAAGTCAAATTAACCGGACCATAGAATATCAAGCATCGCAAATATTCCAAACCGGCGAAGTATCGTTATATGATGACCAAGGAAATATAGCATATACAATTGATTACTTCCCCAAGGCAACTCACTTTCCTACGGTAACGACCCCATGGTCCAGTGAAGACGCGGACCCAGACGCTGATTTGGAAAATATTATAGACGTGATAGAATCAGACGGTGAGACGGTAATTAATAATATTGTATTTTCTCCAACTTCTAGAAAAAATTATTTATTAAACTCAAAAGTAAACGATAAGTTCGATATAACAAGAATCGCATCTGGAACATATAAACCAGCTATGATAAATCCAGGCGTAAAGTTTCTTGGAAATATTCTTATCGGTTCAAGGTATCTCGATTGTTGGGAATATACTGCTCAATTCAATCACCCCAGTACCGGAACACTAACCTCTTTTCTAACTGATAATAATGTATTACTATTACCTAATATGGACGGTGAAAATGTAGACCTAAGAAAAACATATTGTCGTGTACCAACTATCACAGGCATAGATCCTCGCTTCGCGGAAATAGTCCCGACAACTATGAATCTTGAAAACAGATCATACACACCTCGCGTATGGGTAGACGGTGGAGCCGATGCGCTTAATGTAGAATTGAAAACACGGCCTTTACTTATTCCCGTGTCAGTCGATACCTTCGGGTGTCTCACAACAGAATTGTAAAGAGGAAAAACTATGAAAACATATATATTAAAACCAGGTAGAGCACTATCAACCGCAAAGGGAATAGTCGGTCCCCCGATAGATCCTGAAAAACCAACGGTAAAAGAAATCATTACCGAAAAACATTTTAAAAGCGGATCTGCTGGGCTAAACGCTCTATTAGCTCACAAGAATTGCCCTCTCCAGGCCTTTGAAATCGCCGAGAGAAAAAACCCCGACGAACTTGTCAAAAATCTGGGAGAAAAAATAAAGCAATCCAAAGATGAACCGGAAGAAACTCCTAAAGAAAAACCGCAAATAAATGAAAAATCAACAACCTTTTCCGGAGCAAAGAGGAAATAATGAATCTAAATGACATCGCCGAATCCGACCTTAGTTTTACTCTTGAAAACACCGAGGCCGGATTTGGTGTTGATCTTGTTTTTTTAGACAGCGAAAGCGAGGAAGTAACAATCCCATGCAAAACGACTGACATTAGTTATTTTGTCGATCCCGAGACCGGTCAGGGAGTGGAAACAAGGACTATAGAAATTACCGGACGTATCACAACATTTGCGAGTAACGACGTTTCACCAGCGAAAGGCGCTATTGTCAAATATTATGATACAAATAAGATTTTATACAAAACATGCATCAAGCAAATAATGCCCGATAAAAAAATGGGCATATTAAAAATAATTTTAGAGGCCAGGGCATGAGTGCAAAAATCACAACACTAATAAACAAGCAGGACTCAAACGAAATAGTTAGAGATCAGTTAGCCGCCATACTCGCAATTGAAGTCGCAAACCAAAGAGCCCTCGCAACCATCGAAGAACTCGACTCGGATGATTTTTCCTTTTCGGTATATATAGAACATGCGAAACCGTGGGAATCTTCCGAAATGCCCCTTGTAAATGTAGTTTTTGATAATGATAGATTCGACAACAAAAACTCAAATACGATAGACAGGCAACGCGCAACCGGTACCTTTTTTATTGATTGTTATGCACATAAAATTACAACAGATGGAAGTTCAGGCGATGAGCTGTCAAGTAGAGAAGCCGACCGGATAGCAAGATTTGTAAGAAATATAATCATGGCCGGAGAATATACATATTTATGTTTAGGTACCAGGGAATACCCGTTAGGTGGTATTGTTTCCCGTCGTTATATTCCAAAGCGTGAAAAGTTTCAGCCCGATACCAGAAACGAAGCCTACGAAAATATAATCGCCTGTAGGTTAACCGTCGAAGTAGATTATGACGAATTCAGCCCACAGGCAGAAATGGAAGATTTTGAATTGCTTATTAACTCTTGTGAAAGAGATGATGAAAAAGTATTTTTTTCAACCGAATATGATATGACAGAATAGGAGGTATATTATGTCAATTGCAGCGTCAATAGTTGCCCGTGTAGTGGGCGTTAATGTCGAATATAAAAATGTTAATTTAGGTCAAGCCCTTTTTCTTGCTCAGCGAATAGCTGTTATAGGGCAAGGAAATACAGCAAGCACATATCCGACCACAAAAAAAATAGTATTATCAGAGAACGAAGCTGCAGAGATTTACGGGTACGGATCACCCATTCACCTCGCATGCCGCCAACTATTACCAGCTAACGGAAATGGTATTAAGGGTATACCAGTAACAATCTATCCGCTCGAAGATTATCCTTCTACGGGAGTAGCAGCAGATGGAACGATAGATGCAAGCGGAGCCGCAACTGCTCAAGGTGGCGGATATGTCTATATCGGTGGTATCAAATCAGAACAAATTGTAATACCCGACTTAGCAACCGCAGCCGAAGCATTAGCGCTTATAAAAGCCGCAATAGATGCTGTACTTCATATGCCAGCAACAACAGGCACGATTGCAGCCGACTCACTTCCATTAGATGCGAAATGGGCCGGAGAATCATCTAATGATATTTCAATCGACATTTCGGAAATAGTCTGTGAAGGTCTAACATTTTCAATCACCGCCTTTGCATCAGGGGCCGTAAATCCGGATGTCCAGGACGCGCTTGATATTATGGAAACCTGGGAAACACTTGTGCTTAATTGTATGAATTATGACGACACAACGACTAACGCATTATACCATACTTTCGGTGAATCAAGATGGGAACAAGAAGTTAAGAAACCCATGATGGTAGCTACCGGATGCGTTGACAATTATGCAACCCGTACGGCGGTAACGGATGCAGACAAACCAAATAGAACTATGTTTCTAATTCAATCAACCGCCTCCAGGGAATTACCATTCGTGATTGCAGCCCAAGGACTTGTCAACGATATAGCACAGAAAATGAACGACACACCGGCGTATAATTATACCGGAACTCTCGAAGGCTTACAGACCGGAGCCGATATAGTTCAGGAAAACCATACAGTTAGAGACGCTGCCGTAAAACTCGGAGCATCGACAAACATAAAAGTAGGCGAACTTGCTGTAATATCCGATATTGTAACTTTCTATCATCCCGCTGGAGAGACTCTACCCGCTTACCGTTATCCTGTCGATATTTGTAGATTACAACAAATCGTATATAATCTTGATATAATCCAGGAAGCGTTTAGAGGCCGGCCACTTCTCCCGGATGATACCCCAACTAACGATCCCGATGCAGTACAGCCTAAAATGGTAAAGACCATATTAGGCAATTTAGCAGATTCGTTAGCATCCGGACGGTCTGCAATCTTGGCAGAATCAGCATACACAAAAACAAACATGACAGTAGAAATTGACACCTTAAATCCGAAAAGAATTAACACGGTTTTCCCTGTTAAGCTTTCCGGAAATGTAGAAGTCAATTCTACCGATCTTTATTTTAGTTTTAATTTTGGAAATTAAGAAAGGAGTGTATATATGGCAACAGGCGGACCTCTTGAAAGTATAACTTTGAATAATCGTCGCTTTCCCGTAGACGGCGAAATTAACGCGATGGTTTCTCTTTCCGGTTTTACAAACGAAATCAAACCGAACGGAGATGCTCAAAGTTTTAGAATTATAAAAACCCCAAAAACTGGAAAAATGAAATCTATACCAATCATCATAGATAATTCCCGTGGTGATGTAGAGTTTATACAAGAAATAATGGACTCTCAAGAAGCGGTTCCGTTTTTCGCCACAGAATCAGACGGCACCGTTTGGGAAGGTAATGTTATGATTTCCGGTGATCCTGAAAAATCAACAAAAGAAGCAACCATGGAAATTGAAGTACACGGTTACATAAAGAGACAAGGAGTATAAAATGTTTGATAAAAACGACAAGAAGAAAAATAAAATTGACCGTGAAACAGCGACTGATTCCTTTAATTTATTTTGCGAGGACTGGGAAATTGATTGTGATGAATCCGAAATGAACCAGGATGATAAAATTGATTTTAATTCTCAAAAGTCAAAAATTGTAAACGCGATAATGAAAGGCCGTATGATTTATGATGCCGGAATTCTTAAATATACCGTAAGTGGAAAATCAGGTGAAAAACTCCAAGGTAAAGAAATATCAATCACACGCCCTAAAGGATCCGCCTACATGGAAATGGACCGGTTCAAAGAAAAAGAGGGCGTACACAAAACCTATGCAGTACTTGCCGCTATGACTGGACAAGATCAATCATTCTACGCAAAGTTAGACGGTATCGACCTTAAACCCTTCATGGCAGTGGTGACGCTTTTTTTAGCAGGTTGAAGCAAGAAATTGCTTCAAACGGACAAACAAAAATAGTTTATGGAATATCTGGGATAATAATACAGATATTGCAGATATGCACTGACTATAATGGGTTACCGGATATTAAGGCTATGGAAATATGGGAAATTCAATTTTTTTACAAACCTCTTATACCTAACTTAATCGAATATCAAAAGAGGGCAAAAGAATAATGGCCAGTCGCTACTCCATAGAAGCGGTTTTCCGCGCAATAGATCAATTCACTTCACCTCTCGGGAAAATGACCCGGTCAACAAAAACTTTTACACAATCACTCAAAACAGATTTTGCAAAAGCTCAACGCCAAGTAGGAAGATTTGGAGAAAATGTCAAAAGACATGCTTGGATCGGTGCCGCAGCGTTAGGCGCTGGTATTGCACTTATGACAAAAGAAGGAATTGAACTCGCAAGTAATCTTTTTGAAGTTCAAAACGTAGTAGACACTACCTTCACAAACTCATCAAGAACAATCGACGCATGGGCAAAAGGCGCAATAAGCGCATTTGGATTATCGGAATTACAAGCCAAAGAGTTTACTGGGACTCTTGGATCCGCTTTGAAATCATCGGGAATAGAAGGCGATGCGCTTACAAAACTATCAACCGATCTTGTAGGCTTAGTCGGTGATTATGCATCATTTAGAAATCTTCCAATAGAAGAAGCATTCGAAAAAATAAAATCCGGAATGATGGGTCAATCTAAACCCCTTAGAGATTGGGGTATAAATATGAGTGTAGCAAATCTCGAAGCTTTTGCTATTTCTGAAGGCTTGAAAAAACAATATAAAAATATGTCCGAAGCTGAAAAAATGATGTTACGTTATAATTATATCATGAACGCATCGACGGACGCCCAGGGTGATTTTTCAAAAACTTTAAATGATAGTTTAGCGAACCAACAAAGAGTATTAAAAACAAAGTTTACACAAACCCTTGCAAGCGCATTTCAAAAATTAATTCCCGAACTCATAAAAGTAACAGATGGTTTTTCAAAATGGCTTGATACGATAGACACGGATGCAATAAGCAATTTTGTTGTATCAATATTTAATTCCGGCAAAGTAGCCATAAATGTTTTTATGGCACTTTTTAAATTCCTTAAACCAATAGAACCTCTATTAGGTGGAATTATCGCCGCCTTCATAACATACAAGCTCGGAATGTTGGCCGCCGCAGTCGCAACCGCAGCGTTTAACGCCGTGACCGCAGCAAATCCAGTAGGATTAGTAATAGTAGCAATCGGGATCCTTACTGGACTTATCGTCCTCATGGTCCAACACTGGAAAACCGCAAGTAAGTGGATAGGAATAGTAACAGTAGCGTTCGGTCTGTTAGCCTTCGTTATGTTCGCAAATCCTATCGGCTTAGTTATTGCAGCAATTGCTGCACTCGTACAAATAGGAATACTTCTTGTCAACAACTGGAAATCAGTAGTAGCATGGCTTGGTAAGGTATGGGACTGGACCGCAAACGTGGGCGAAAAGTTTACTTTTATTCTTGGCCCTATAGGATTTCTAATTTCAGCAATAATAGAGATCGGTAAAAACTGGGACAGAATAATAGAAAAGTTTAGTTCCGGGGATATATTGGGAGGCATTCTCGCTATAGGCGGTGCCATACTTTCCGGTATACTTGCCCCGGTCCAAGGATTTCTTGAATTAGTCTCGAAAATACCAGGTGTTGGAGATCTTGCCAAAGGCGCTGCCTTAAAAATACAGGAATTAAGATTCGGATTGACCGGAGCCAAAAAAGAATCCGAAAAAGCTATAGGTCAAAGAAATATAGCCCCAATTTCTCCTTCTGAGCGTTCGTCTATGATTGATAGAGAAGAAAGGATTTCATCCGGTGAGCTAATTATCCGGGACCAAACCGGAAGAGCAGAACTTAAAACGGATAAAAAAAATCAGGGATATAAAATAAAACTCCAGTCATCCGCAATATTCTCAGGGGGTACCCCATATGCCCTGGACTGATAGAATACAAACACCGGCTTACATCTCACCATCAGGTACCCGATTCGAATTTCAATACGAAGACGTAAGCATGGAATCTACCAAGAAATCAGGCGAATTCATTTTCCCTGAAATCGAAGGCGTTTTCATCCAGGATTTAGGAAGGTCAGGTAGAAAGTTTCCATTCATAATATTTTTTTCCGGTCCTGATTATGATACTCAATCTGATGCGTTCGTGGATGCACTTGAAGAAACCGGAATAGGTACCCTTGAACATCCCAAATACGGCACAAGAAAAGTCGTTCCAACCGGAACAATAGCAAGGCGAGATGATCTTGTCACGGGGTCTAATCAATCAATAATCACTATCACTTTTTCGGAAACAATAACCAACATCAACTTTCCTTCATCTTCCGTCAACGAAAAAACAGATATAAAAAATAGTGTAAATGATTTCAATTCCGATACTTCCGATCAATTAGCAGAAACTCTCGATATAGAATCGGAAAGTGAATCTGTATTATTACAGAATGATCTAATAGAAAAAAAAGATTTAATAAACTCAACACTCGAAAATCTAACAACCATAAACGAAGATATTAAAACTGCCATGGACACCGTATCCGATTCTTTCGATACCACGGTACTTGATTTAATAATTAACCCCGGAGGTGTAGCCGATCAGCTAATTACAATTATAAATACACCATCTAACATAGCAACATCCGCACAAGCTATGATTGAAGGCTATGGAAGCGTTATTGATACAATTATAGACGGTTTTATTAACTCTGCAAATAATTATAGATCGTCAAAAATGATAGTATCTGCAAGTTTCGGAGCACTCATCTTATCGATGTTAAACGCTGAGTTTTTCAACCGTCCACAGGCAGTCGATGCATCAAATAAAATAATAGATATCCACGATTCAATAAGCGCATGGATGGACACGAATATAACAGAGTTTGGAATCCAAGATACCGGGGAAACCTACGACAAACTTAACGAGGTCTACTCAAAAATCATAGGTTATCTGATCCGTTTATCATTCGATTTGCCAAAGGAAATATTTCTAATCCTTACGGAAGATCGCCAACTCATAGAATTAGTCGCGGAGTTATACGGTGATATTGAAATGATAGATTTTTTCATTCAAACAAACGAACTAACCATGGATGAAATAGAAATACTACCACTCGGCAAACAGGTGGTATACTATGAGTAGAACGCATAATGTAATTAAAGGCGATACCATGTGGGATATTTCACAAAAGTATTATGGTACGCATCAAAAGTGGCCTAATATCGTAAAAGCAAATCCACAGCTAGAAGGAAGTGCAAGGATATATCCAGGGCAAATACTTTTAATTCCTGATGAAATAGAAAATATAACCAACCCAACACAACAAAGCACAGTACCGGAATCAATACAAAACGTTTCCGAAAATGCCATTTCAATTCTAATCGATGATAATTTATTTTCATACTTCACAGATTATAGCATGACATTTGAAATAGATACATTTGACACCTTTTCTTTTTCAGCTCCGTTTGATGAATCTATTTTTAATTATCGTGAATCATTCCGTCCATTTTCATATAAATCCGTAGCTATTTATTACGGTAAAAACTTAATACTAACAGGCGTTCTATTAGCACCCGAATCATCCGCGTCACCTGAAAAAAAAGAAGTGTTAATAAGAGGATATTCAAAACCAGGAATACTTAATGATTGCATGATGCCCATATCATCTTTCCCTTTGGAGTTTAATAATCAAACCTTAGAACAGATAACACCTGTTCTATGCAAACCGTATGGGTTGAAATACAAGTTTCTTTCACCTTCTGGCAATCCGTTTGAAAAAGTTTCCATAGATATTGATAAAAATATATTTTCCTTTCTTTCCGGTTTGTCAATTCAAAAAGGATTATTATTATCAAATAACAATCAAGGAAATCTAATTTTCTGGAAATCAGGAACCGGGAACAGTATCGCATCATTCAAAGAAGGTGAACTACCGTTTATTTCCTGTAATCCATTATTTAATTATCAATCGTTATTTTCTCACATAACAGGAATTACATCAACCACAGAAACTAAAGATTCTGTAAAATATACCTATGAAAATAAATATCTCTCTAAAATGGGGATACTAAGAAACTATAATTTCATAGCCGAAGACTCAAAAGACTCTGAAATAAAACAAGTAGTATTATCAAAAGCTGGTCAAATGTTTGGCGATTGCGTATCCTATCAATTAAGCGTACAAGGCCATCGGGATAGAAATGGTAATCTCTACGAAAAAAATAAACTCATCTCACTGCACTCGCCTAATGCTATGATTTATAATGAAACTATTTTATTGATAAAATCACTTACCATGTCACACGCAACGACCGGAGATACGACAAGTTTTAATCTTGTCCTTCCTGGTAGTTATACGGGAGTTATCCAGGAGGTGTTTCCATGGGAAGAATAAAATTAAAAATAACTTGTTTTTTGTGTAAAAAATATTCCACTTTTTGTGTCAAAAATATTCCAATACGCAGAGTAAGCACATGGGAAGAGTAGGACGTTGGATATCATCGAAAATAAACACTTATATAATCGGAATTATTGAAAGTAGAATAAACGAAAAAATACAATCCATGCTATATGGTCCTTCTGGTGATGATTCACCGCCAATAAAAGATGATCGGATATTAGTAACATCAATAGACGGAACCGGGAAGCATGTAGTATCAGGCGTTCTATCACTATCACAAGGCGCCAACCCTGGAGAAAAAAAACTATACTCCAGGGATTCAACCGGAACCGTAAAAGCAACCATATATCTAAAAAATGACGGTTCGATAGAACTGAAAACCGGGGACGCATCATCCTGGGCCCCTAATATCTTGACAATAGATCCATTTTCCGGTGCTACTCATGGTGGAATACCCGCCGGAATCATAAAATTAAAAGGAAGTTAAAATGGGCTTAGGAACGAAAATAGTCGCAGCATTAGCCGCATTAACTCCAGCCGAAAAAATAGACCATGTAAAATGTTGGGATGCAATCGGATCTGTTCTCGACCAACTAATCTCACCCGGAATGATTCAGATGTGTGGAAAATCTACAGCCCCTTCCGGGTATCTTCTTTGCAACGGGGTTGCGGTAAGTCGTACGACTTATGCGGATTTATTTACAGCAATCGGAACAACATTTGGAGTAGGTGACGGATCTACTACTTTTAATCTTCCAGATTTTCGGGGTATTTTCCCCCGCGGAGCTGGAACAAACGAAACTCTCGGAAGTGTTGGGGGAAGTGTAGGTGATTATCAATTAGATGCTTTTCAAGGCCATAAACATAGACAGGGAGGGTGGATAGGAAACTTAGGAGTTAATTATGTTATTACACCATGGGGAAGTTATGTTCCATCATCATATCCAGCTAATGAACCTTCTACGAATAGTTCAGAAGGGGTTGAAGTTTTACCTTATACTTCCCCGGCTAGTTATAATGATGGAACAAATGGAACACCCAGAACAAGTACAGAGACCAGACCAGCTAATTTATCAATAAATTTCATAATAAAAACATAAGGAATAATCATGAGCTACGAAGGCGATATTTTAATATACTCAACCGAAGACGGTGGAGAAATTAATTTCAACTCTGGAATATTAGAAACCACAAAAGGCTTTGAATCCCTCGTATATCTCCTGTTATTTGGTGGCAACATATCCGATGACGGCACAAAAGCAACCGAAAAAAAAGAATGGTGGGGAAA